CTGGGGCGAAGGTCACCCAACTTTTGGGTGGAGAGAACTAGAGATTGTCCTTCTTGCATAATTTCTATGCAAGTTGTCCCTTCAGCGAGGTGCTTCCCCGCCTTGCCTCGGCCTCATAAACCGAGAGGGATGGTGGGGGGTGGTCTTTACAAGCCACCCCCAACCAGATCAGTAGCAACACTTGCCATGACTAAGCATTTTGCTAGCCTCCACAGAAAGGGAGGAAGTAAATGAAAAGGCTAATGTTACTTATGCAGACGGTTCTGCTAGAATGCGGAACCAGATGCGGCATTAGTACCGACCGTGATTGGAAAACAATCACGGGACGCGTTGAAAATGAGGGGTTAGAGTTTTTAACTATAACCTTACCCAACTTCTGTCTAGGGCTCGAAAGAGCAATAGACCGGAGAAGAGTAGTCCCTGACGACTGGACCGGTTGGTCCCTTCGTGGGAAAACCCCCAAATTTCTGGGGGAATTCCTGGATCTCATTTTCGACCGTGAAAGTGGCCGCTTGATTGAGGACATCCTTACGGATGGAATGATCACCTTCCGGCAGCAATTTCCTGATTTAGTTCAAGAAGTTACTGAAGAAGAGGCAGATGCTTATGTGGACTTCGATATGAAGTTTCACCGGCATGTGCTTGACCGGGCGGAAGCTATTGCGTGTGTTCGTCAGATCACACGCGCCTTCAGCAAGCTGGAGGTCGAGGCATCGAAAGATCGCATCGATTTAGCTTTCACTGATTTCCTCAATTGTGAGAGAGATATGGCTGCCTATCTGCAGTCGGGCTGGGAAGGAATTCCTGGCACGACTCAGTACACCCCCAGAAATGTGGGTGAAATGGGTAGGCTTCTGTATGGTGAGATCTTCGCTGAGCTCTCAAAAAGAGCTCTTCGAGGGTTGTCTGATACCGAAGCACGGTCCTGGCTCGACAGCTGATCGACTTCTTGGTAACAAGAAGTTTGAACAGACCGAATGGCCAGTCAGATTAGATCGCGAGTTTCCTTTTACGGAATACTTGCTTCCTAATCCGAGGTACAATAAAGAGTACCGTAACCGTTTCATATTTCTCGAACCTGAAGATGAACGACCCGTTAGGGTTATTCATGTTCTAAAGACGCACAAAGCACCACGATTGATTGCGATGGAACCTACCTGTATGCAATATACACAGCAGGCTCTATCAAGGTCACTCGTGGGGAAGCTAGAGAGAGATCGACTCCTCTCGAACTTCTTGGGATTTGATGACCAAGTGCCTAATCAGCAAATGGCTCAAATGGGATCCAGTGATGGATCCCTCGCTACACTCGATTTGA